GAGGCGCACCTGTGCCGCCTCGACCGCCTCCTTGATGCCACTGGGATTTCGCGAGAAATACGGCACCTGCGTCAGCAGGAGCTGCACTTCCTTGAATAAGGCCGATTCCGGCTTGGTGAGATCGGGCAACTGGGCCTCGAGGGCCTTGCGGTGTCCGGTCCACTCTGCCAGGAACTGCTCACGCTGCGCATTGGGGTCTCCCTGCTGCTGCAGCACCGGCAATGCCTGCCGCTGCTGCTGGGCCGCCAAGGCCTCCCGCCTGCGCTGGATCTCGGTGCGGGCGAGCGCCGCATATTGCGACTTCCCCTCCTCCTCGAAGGTCTCCGCGCTGTCGAGCAGTTGCTGATCGGTGTACTTCGCCAGGGGGTTCCCTGGGTCGGCCTGTGGCTGCTGTAGGTTGACCGTCTGCGTATTGCGGAGCTGTTGGAGTTGCTGCCTCGCCTGAGCGATCTGGGCTTTCTCCTGTTCGAAACGCTGCCGTTCCTCCTGGAGTCCCTGCCAGTTTTTCGCGAAGCGCGCCTTCTCCTTTTGGAACCTGGTGAATTCGCTCTCGCGTTTCTGCTGGCCCTCCTGGTCGGGCTGAGCCTCCTGCTTCGCGGCATCCGTCGGCTGTGAGGCCGGAGCGGTGCCCGTCTGTGGTTGCGTCTGCCTATCTTGTCCCTGCGTGGTTGCGGTTTTGACCGATTCCGAGGCGCCCTGATTGCCTTCGGATTTCTGTTCGGGCAGGGCTTCGCCGCGATCGACCATCCCCGCAAGGTTGAGGAGATCGGATTCGAGCTGGCTGTCGGTCTGTTGTTCTGTGTTGTCCATATCTGGTCAGAGCGAGTAGCGATCGCGGATGGCAGCCTCGCTCGAGTCGCCCTCCACGGGTTGAGCGGAGTCGGTCCGCTCGGCCGAAAGTGTCATCAGGTACGCCGCGCAGCACCGGAACCCGCAGGCATATCCCGCGGCGTACTCCCGTGTCGTGCCTGGCTGCCGTGCGGTACAGGCCTGCAGCGCGGTGTCGTACTCCATGCGTTGGAGTGACTGCAGGGCGCGCCGGCCGGTATCTGTCCGAAAGAATGCATCGACCACCGCGGCGTCTGCGTTGGTCCACTGCTCGCCCTCTGGCAACTGTGGTGGCACCGGCCACGGCATGGCCACCTGCCGCGCCCATGCGCGCCTCCAACGCCAGAAGCCATACCAGGCGCGCACGCCGGCAGGTCCCTGCCTTAGTCGTGAGATCATGCGCTTCATGCGGCCATCCCCATCGGGCCTCCTGGTTGCGCCTGTGCCACCTGCGCCTGTTGCTGTTGCTGCATGGCCTGCACCTGCTGCATGAGTGGCGCCATCAAGGCCTCCACCTGTTTGCCCAGTTCATTGGCAGCGCGGGCATCCTGCTGATGGAATGCCTGCAAGTGTTTCTGCACGTGCTCCGCCAGTTTCTGGAGCCCCAAGGGATCGATCGGCCGCTGCATGGCGAGCTGCGCCTGCACGTAGCCCATGATCGTCTGGATATGCAGCGGATGGACGTCCACGGGCTTCACGCGCGCGGGGAATCCGAGTAGTAGTGTGCCGATTTCATCGGCCTGATCCTCGATCTGATCCTCCTGCGCGGTGCCTGGATCCTGCCAGAGTGTGCGGACTAGCCGGGGATCGTCCTCCTCCAGCCTGTGGCGGGTGAGTTCGGGCTGATTGATTGCGGGGTCGCCTTTGAGTGAGTTGTACCGCTGTTCGGCCCGCATCGCTCGCAGCGGCCGGTTCCAGCCGTCCGCCGTGCCGGAGGGTTGGATCCGGTACTGCGCCGCGAGGGCCGCGGCATCCACTGACTCGGCACCACTCTCGCTGACCCATTGTCGGAGATCGGACTTGGCAAAGTGGACCAGGAGTCTCCACGCGCACCGGTACAGTTTCGCGAGATCCCTCCGGAATATCCACGCGCGCAGGTCATTGGACTGGCCCATCACGTTCGCAATCTGTGCCACCTCGGTCGCGGTCTTGCGCTCCTTGGTGTTCAGGCGCTGGCCCGTGCCAAAGTCCGGCATGCCGATCTGGTACTCCGCCGTCAGGCGGGTGCCATTCATTTCCGCATCGAAGTCAAAGGGCGTTGTGCCCATGTCGACCTTGCGCAGGTTGTTCGGCACAATCTGTCCTGGCACAAGGCGGATATTCTGGAGATTCAGTGCCGATCCGTCGTGCGTGAAGATCGGCTTGTTGAGGAAGGTCATCGAGTCAGCCTTCTCGTTCCACAGGCGGGACAGATAGGCCTCGTGCGGGCCGATGCGTTCCATCACTCCGCGCGGCGCATAGTAGCCCTTGTCCTTGATCTCCATCTTGAATTGGTAGATCGGAATTTCGGGATACGCCTCCGCGATCAACATGAAGCTCTTCCGGATCTCGATGTCCGGAGCCACGGGCGAGAATGTCGTGACGCGGATCCCGTCCTTTGTCCGGACGTAGGTTTCCCACAGGACAATCTGATCGTTGTCCTGCCCGTGCGTCAGGCCTTCACGTGAGTATTTGGCCTCAAGTTTGCCTCCGCTGTCATTCTCGCTTGTCCCCTTCCCCTTGATCCGCCGGATGGTCTCCTCGTCCTGATTGTAGCGATCGTCGAGGCGGTATTCCTCGACACTCATCTGGATGATGTGCGTCACGCGCGTTGCGCGCTGCAGGTCTTTGGTGCCAGGTGGCACCACAAGGAAGATGGGATCAATCGCGTCGAATTCGAGCCGTTCCGCGGCGACATCGTACCAGCACTTGATCGGCGCACCGCCGGCCATGGTCATGTTGTCGATCGCAGCGTTTATCTCCTCAAAGAAATTGGTCTTCTCCTTTAAGTGATCGTCGAATACGGCCGCGGCCCCGCGCGTCAGTGCGTCGGCCTGAGTCGACTCCGCCGCAAAGGTTGCGAGCATCTCATTGCCGAACACCTGGGCAAAGTAGAACGGCTTCAGCTTGTCGATTATACCGTCTCCCAGCGGATAGTGGAGATCGGCAGCCTCGGGGAATGGTTTGGACTTCCGGCGCACGCCCTGATGGCGCATCTCGTAAAACACGCGCTGCTTTCCTTCCCAGCCCGCTTTGCGGTCGGCAAGGTCCTCGAGGACAAGTTTGGCTAGTTCGCGTGACATGATTCGCTACTTTGTCGGGACAAGATCGAGAAACACCACCTGGTTGACGGCGTATTGCGCCGCGACCTCCGGCAGTACGGCTGTCAGGACCAAGCGGCCCATCGGTTCCCGCCTTCCCCAGGTGTTGTCATTCTCGCCGGGGAGGCGTTCGTTCCTGAGGTAACCATCCTGGGTCCGCTGATACTGGGCCTCGAGCGGGCGCAGATGCAGCGTGCAGCGCACCCGCCGATACCCGTCACTCTCCTCCTCCTTGCGCTCCACGACAAACCGCATGCGCCGGAACCCCAGCGACGCCTGCAGGGGTGGTGGCGCGAATTGTCCGCGCCCGACAGTCTCGGAAATGCTTGGGTTGGCTATCATCGGCTTCAGCCTCCGGCATCCAGCCCCGCCAGAACCGCGTTCTCGCGGTACCGCTCGAGGCGATCAAACTGCTCAAAGGGATCGTTCGCCAGGTAGCTCTGCGGCCGGAAATGATGCAGGTCCTGCATGCAGCCTAGAACGGCATCCGCGCGGTCGGGTGATTTAAGTCCGCGCTTCCTCATCTCCTCCTTCGACTCCAGTTGCAGTCGGCCGTCCGAGTAGCGTTTCCAACGCCGCGTCGTCAGTTGCTCGATTAGCAGCGGATCGTTGGGCAGGATGATCGTGCGCCGGTCGATCCTGCGTGATCCCTTGTCCCAGATTTCCGCCCCGCGGTTGAAATATGCCTCCGGCTCCTGCGCGCGCGCGCCTGAATTGAACCGGTTCACCTCCCAGCCCATTTCCCGGAGACGATCCAGCATCGGTTTACCCAGGCCGCCTTCGTCGCCAGTGATCTGCTCAGCCTTCAGCCTCAGCCGGCGAAACTCCATGATGAATTCCCCCAGGGCACGCATGGTGTCCGTCTCCCTCCAGCAGCGTTCGAGTGTGATCTTATTCCCCCCGCGTAGCGCGATCACGTTCTCGTCCCCTCCCGCGGCAAAGTCTATCCAGCATGACGTGTCCCCGGTCGTGTGCGCCGGTGGCTCCGCGATGCACATATTCACCTGCGCCAGCGTGCACACTACTCCAGATCCATCCTCCCCGGTAAATTCCGCATAGAGACTGGAACGCGTAAAGGGATGCTCCGGGCCGTACCGCTGGATGATGTCGTCAATGGCTGACTGCAGGATGTGCGGGCAGTCCGCTACGGTCACCGCGCGGCAGCGGTAGGCCGCGCGCTGCTCGGTCTGACTCTTGTAGAACGTGCCGGCCGCATTGCCTGGTGAGGACATGAGCCATACCCAGGTCGCCCGGCAGCGGTCGATCGCCTCGAATATCGGCTCCGGAATGGACTTCGCCTCGTCGGCGATGATGAGCAGCGGCGTCTCGCGGTGGCTTCCTGGTCCCACGTGGAACCCCTCGAAGAGTCCCGCATCGTCGGTCGAGAATCCCACGCAGCGGCTGCCATCGGGCGAGGTGATCGCCGTGTCATGGAACGTCCAGCCGTGAAAGATAGGCGCGAACCGCTTCAGGCTCGGGAACAGTTGCTCGCGCACCTGCCGCCAGGATCCGGACGTGACGACCACCTGGGAGCCAGGGAACAGCGCCATCACCCAAAGGATCGCCGGGCCCGCGAGATAGGAGGTCTTGCCAGCCTCGTTGCAGCAGACAGTCGAGAGCTTTGTTCCCTGGACCTCGAGGGCATTCAGCTCCTCCCGTTGCCAGGGATAGAGTTTGAGGCCAAGGATCCCACTGGCAAAGCCCGCGGGCGTTGCGAGCACATTGGACGGGCTCACGCGTTCCTCACTCATGCCGCGGCCCTCGGGGTTGTGAGTGGCGTCACCACCTCCCGGCGCTGCCTGACCCGTTCC